GTTGACGGTCGTTAACGTGTTTCAACTCGGCTGTATTCGCCATCGATAACCGTGCCATCGCCCGGGTCATTTCCCCTAGCGATTTCATATAGTTCGGCATCCGATAGCGTTTCGATCTTGTGTGTCACCGCTTTCGTGGTGTGCCGAACGTCGCGCCACTCTTGCGGGTCGGCATTGCGCAAGGCGAAGATTGCCGCCGTGGTTTCCGCGCCCTTGCGCGAGCGGCCAAGCTTGCGTTCCCACCATGTCACGCGTGCAGACTTCGCGCGGGACACCGCGTCAGAAAACTCCGGGCGTTCCCTAACCCACGCGTAAACCGTCTCTTTCGAAACACCAATAACGCCAGCAAATGCTGTGACGCTTAAGCCTTCGTTGCGTGCTGTCTCAATGATCAGATCACAATATTCTGGCCTGTAATCGGTCGGCCGGCCTGTCGTGTAATTCGGGTCTCTGTAGTGCGCTGGAAGCTTCGCACGTTCAAAGGGCGCCATGATCTGATGCGCCTAGGCTTGTGGGGGCAGTGTTTGGCTAGCCGATGACGGAACGCGTCTCTGTGACCGTCCTAGCGCCTTTGACGCCTGCTCTAGCTCTGCATCCAACGTCGCCTTCATTGACCGCGCCTTGCGATCGGTGCGGCGCGCGATCGATCGGAACCGCTCGCGTCTCTCTTGACGGTATTTCGGCCGGCGGATTGCGCCCATGTTTTGCCTCTCGATTGTTCGACACCGCGTTGCCTGGTTGCGCGTGCAATGCAGCAAAAATAAATCTCTCATAGGTGTTGACAGCCTAGGCTATATCATCCTAGATACCGGGACACGCAACGCAATGGGGATTGCACCAATGACTGAAATTACCGTCTTCACGTTCCACACCGACGCTGGCCACGGCTGGTTGCAGGTTTCGATTGCCGATCTTTCCAATATCGGCATGTCACCGCGCGATTTCAGCCGCTACAGCTACCAAGACGCGCGCGGCTTGGTTTTCTATCTTGAAGAGGATTGCGACGCGTCAAAATTCATCGCGGCATGGGAAGCGGCTTTCGAGCGCAAGGCCCAATTCCGCGACGAATACCAGCACAATTCATTCGTGCGCCGCTTGAACAAAATCCACTAGCCAAACCAAATGCGCTTATGCCGGGCGGGGAAACCCTACCCGGCTTAAGCCATTAGAAGCATCCCGCTTCATTAGAGGAAACCAAATGGACTACGCCAAAGCCATCGATCTAGAGGCGGCAGCATGGGCGAAGTTTTTCAACGTCACCGATGCCGAACAAATCGAAGAACGCCGCAACGTGATGCGCGCCAACGTCGCGGTTGGTTACGTCAAGCCGCTGTTGCCGTTCATTCCGACGCAAGCGCGCTTTTGGATCGATCACAACGGCAACGCCGTTCGGCTCAAAATCAACGCTGGCCAAACACTCGCTTTTTCATCCGGCGGCAAAACCGACGAAGGCTATTCTTGGACTAGCGAGGCTTACAATTTCGATGGGCGCGCAGTTGCATGCGAATGGGCAACAGATGCGCGTGACTGCGATGGGCGCATGACGCGTACCGGGTCGGCTTGGTGTGATCTGGCGCGGCTTTCGGCCGGCTATCACGATCAGGAATTGAACATCACTTTTCCCGCTTGGGAAAATAGCGAAACTGGCCAGCGCGACTATGCAGCCGAGGCGATGGGTTATTGATCATGAACCATATTCAACGGTTGATCGGCGAACGCGAGGAAGCTTGGCAGCAAATCCGCGAAGCGCGCGAAGCCCTCACCGAGCTAGAACATTACCTCACTAGCTCAAAATTCCATGAAGATAACACGGTTCAAGTGCGAACGGATATCCTACCAAAAATCGCCCGAATACGTTTCGGGCTTTGCCAGTGAAACCCAAACCCGCCCTTGTGGCGGGTTTTTTCTTGCCCAAAATAATTTCGTAAATCCCCTCGTTAGGTGTTGACAGCCTAGGCTATATCATCCTAGATAAGCGCACACCAACCAACGCAATGGGGATTGCAAATGTCTAACGCTCTTTACACCAACGTCGCCAACCGGATTTTGGCCAGCCTCGAAAACGGTATCGCCCCCTGGGTTAAGCCGTGGTCGGCAACGCCCGGCAAAAACGTGCCGCAGAACGCCGCAACCAGCCGACCCTATTCCGGATGCAACGTCATCCTGCTTTGGCTGTCACACGGTCGTTTCACGTCACCGCGTTTCCTCACCTACAAACAAGCTACCGAATTGGGCGGTCATGTTCGCAAGGGCGAACATGGCTTCACGGTCTATTTCGTCAAGCCCATGGTTTCCAAGCCCAAGGCCGGCGATGCCGACAGCGACGGCAAATCGTTCATGATGCTTAAGGCGTATACGGTTTTCAACGTCGACCAATGCGAAAACCTGCCCGAAAAAATTCTCAATCCGGCGCCGATCAAGCCGCGTCATGAGGATGAACGCGACGCGACGATAGACGAATTTATCGCCGCTACTGGTTGCGACTATCGCGACGGCAAAGGCGGTGACCGCGCCTATTATTCGGTCAATGGCGATTTCGTCGCCATGCCGGTTTTCGAAGCTTTCAAATCCGCGTCGCTGTACTATTCGACGGCGTTTCATGAGCTAGGCCATTGGACGGGCCACAAAGCACGCCTTGACCGCACATTCGGCCGCTTTGGCGATCGTGCCTATGCAGCCGAGGAACTGGTTGCAGAGCTAACCAGCGCCTTTCTTTGCGCCGAATTTTCGGTCGACGGCAATTTGCAGCATGCCGATTATATCGGCAATTGGATTGCGCTGTTGAAAGACAATCCCCGGGCGTTCTTTACCGCTGCGAGCGCAGCGCAGAAAGCGGCGGATTATCTCCGCTCCGCCGTCATCGCCGAACCGCTTGCGGAGGCAGCATGAGCGAGCAAGAGCGCAAGGCCATAGAGCAACGCCTAGCCGACCTAGAACGCATGAGGAAGCTTCTAGAAGCGTTTATGAGGCGACAACCGCCCAAACCCACATACCACTAACCCAAATCAAACCCGGCCAATTGAGCCGGGTTTTTTCTTGTCGAAAATATTTTTCGAAATGGTTACGAACGCCCATTGACAGCCTAGGCTGTATTTGCCTATATCCGTTCATCGCAATCAAGCGATAAGGGGATTGCAAATGTTCGACAGTAACCAAATGCACGAATTGGCCGCGCTCTCGCGCGACCGTTACCAGCGCAACGGCGGCGGCGGTGTTTCCAAAGTCTACAACACGTCAAAGGCGTTTCATGACGCGCGCGGCATTAAGGAAATGTCGCCTTTCCGTCGCGCCGCTTACGAAGCGGCGGTGACGTTCCGCACCATTGCGCAAAACGCGTGTTCCGATTTCCGCGCGGCTGGCAACGATTATGACTTGGCGCTGTGCGCGCGAAAGGATGCTGCCCGTGTCGCGCTCGCTAACATCCCGTTCTAGCCAAACCGAGCTACCGAACACCGCGCCCGATATCGGCGGATTGCTCAAGATCAAATCCGCCGCACCGCTCAAACCCGCCAAGCCGCAAGCCCCGTGCGATGCCGGCTTATTCTCCGATCAGGCCAACCAAAGGGAATTATTCGAATGATCAAACCGCCCACCGAAAAGCAGATTGCTACCGCGACCCGGTTTTTCCGCGAGCATGCCAAGCTTCACGCAAATCATGGTTTCCAAGCCAGACACGCGGACTACCGCGCGGAAATGCTTTGGATTGGCTACAATCCCGACTGCCGCCGCGATACGTCGCGCTATATCGGCATGTTCATCCAAGCCAGACGCGACGCGCGAATGGCGCTGGGATTGCGCCCATGGTCTTAAGGCTAGCCGTGGCAACGATCGTGGTTGCCATCGTATTCGCGTCGCTGGTTTTGATCCTACAGCCCTGAAACCAAACCCGGCCGAAATGGCCGGGTTTTCTCTTTCAACCTAGGCCATAAAAGCCTATAGTCAAATCCACATAGGGGACCATATGAGCGAAAAATTTGCGATTGCCTACTACCGGGTGTCGCGCGAAAAGCAGGGCCGATCCGGCTTAGGCTTGGAAGCGCAGCAAGCCCGTACCGAACAATTCTGCCGCCTGGAAGGTTTCACGATTGCCGAAACCTTCATTGAAGTGGAAACCGCCAAGGGCGCCGACGCTTTAACCCGCCGGCCACAGTTGGCCGCTGCGCTCGCGCGCGCTCGCAAGCTTAAGTGTCCGGTCATTGTCGCCAAGCTTGATCGGCTGTCGCGCAACGTCGCGTTTATCGCGGGCCTAATGGAGCAACGCGTTCCGTTCATCGTCGCGGAACTAGGCTTAGGCGTTGATCCATTTATGCTGCACATCTATGCGGCTGTCGCGGAAAAAGAGCGCGAGCAAATCGCATTGCGCACCAAAGAAGCCTTGGGCGCTGCGAAAGCGCGCGGCGTCAAGCTTGGTAACGCTGCGCTCGCGCCAGCCAACGCGGCCATTGCAGCCGACTTCGCCGAAAGCATGCGCGAGCATATCGCCCCTATCCTCAATCTGTCGGCAACTAGGATTGCCCGTTACCTCAATACGCAAGGTGTCGCGACACCAACCGGCGCCAAGTGGCACGCCGCAACAGTTATTCGCGTGATCAACCGTCTAAAGGAGAAAGCAGCGTGACGAAAAAGGTTAAGAAAGTGGAAACGATTTCGAAAATTATCATTCCCCAGGTCTTGACCGGTGAACAATTGGACGCCGGCATTAAAAAAATCGGACTATCGCAAGAGGGTTTCGGCCGCTTCATTGGTGTCGGTGGCCGTACCGTTCGCGGTTGGATTGCCGGCGATTTTCCTATTCCCGGCGCCGTCGCCTACCTTGTCAAGCTTATGGTGAAAACCAAAACCACGGCGGAGGAACTGCAATGAGCGAAGGCGAAAGGGCTGTCTACTACCTCATGGTGATCGCGTGCCTTGGTTTCATCGTCTACACGTTCACCGCCCACTAAAAACAAAACCCGCCGTGAGGCGGGTTTTGTGTCTCTACAATGGGGATTGCATGATGCGCTTGCGCGCGTCGTGAGACTAATCAAAGAATGGCGAAAAACGTCCCGTTGTCAATTGCCTTTGGCTAGGTCATCCCAAAATTTGCAAAGCCGGTAGCCGGCATCGGCCAAGATTTCCGCAACGCGCAATCGGCCCCGTGACTGCGACACAAAGCCGAGCATGCCCGCAACAGTCGTCAGGTTATGATCATGGCACGCGATACTGTCTGCCACGATTGCCGGCCGGCTACCGATCGCCGCGCGCGCCGCATAATACAGCCGGCGGTGATTGGCTTGGGCTTCCGTTTTGCAGAGCCCCGACATTGCCCCAGGATCAAACGACCAAATCCGGTTAAGGTCGACCGATCCTAAATGGCCCTGCAAGCCGCCTGCGAGCCAGTGCAGCGCGTATTTCCGCAAGCCGCTGTATTCTTCCGGGGAAATTTTTCGCCGCACCAGCGCCCGCCCTAGCGCGTCGTCAAGCATTTGGATTTTGCGGTTTGATCGCGCCCGGCCAACAACACTGAAAAATTCGCCGGCGCGCTCTAGGCGTTCCGCAGTTGGTCCCGCCGTGTCGTCGTGGCTGATCGCCATTAGTTCGAACCGCCGTTGTGTTCGAACTGATAACGCCGCGTTCCGTCATCGGCAAGCCCTCGCGCGCGCAGCTAAAAACTCAGACAGAAGTAAGGGAAATGAACATGTATATGTGAATGGTATAGTTGAGCTATAGCAACACCGACAGCAAACCAGTTAGCAAAGCAGTAGCATTTGCTAAGTGCTTTTCGTTTCCGATCAAAGAATTAGGTTTGCGGGGATTAGCGTTTGCGAAAGCGATTTATAGAGGCGATAGTCCCGCCTTTGGAACCGGCTGCGGCGCGCTTGGCGCGAATGGCCGTAGTGCGGTGAATTTCTTGATCTAGCCGCGAGTGGCGCCAGCCTTCACCGAAAAACGCGGCGATGACGGCGCGGTGACGTTGCCACTCTGCCGGCGCCATGGCCGCGATATTCGCTAGCTGTCGATCGTCCGCCGGCAAACCGCCCTTGGCCCAATAGTGCATCAGCAAAAGCAGGTAGGCGCCGTGTTGCGCGGCCGATAGATGGCGCGTGTCGGCGAGATAGTCCCCGACATAGAGCGGCATCCAAAATCGGCGCGGCATTCCATTTCGCCTTTCACCGCCGCACGTTCTCAACTATGCGAAGCCCGGAATATTGGCGCACCTTGCTTTGCTTCTTATTTGACGAAAGGATGCTGTGCCTAATCGTCAACATTTTTTCGGCATAGGCACGCGCCAGCGCTTCCGGGTTGGTTTCAACTTGCGCCAATTCCGCGTCGTGATCTGCGCCATGCATGCGCCCCCAAATCGAATATCTTGCTTTCATCACGTCACTCCGAACCGATCAGGCAATTCGTCCATTCCGTGCAACCCCTCGTTTGGCACAAAGAACGCCAGCCGATCGGGATACTGCTTTGGCGCGGACCAAAAATGCTGTTGCTTGCCTTCGTGGCCATAGACCCAACCGGGCAACGTCACCTTGTTATCGATCACGCGCGCCAGAATGTAGGGTTGGTCGTCTTTGTCTTCCGGATGCAGGATTAGCCGGCCGTTGGCCCATTCGGTCGCGCGTACCTGATAGCTCGCGCCAACGTCGGCCGCTTTGTAATTGCCGATCGCGCCGCACCAGAAGTGATCAAGATGCTTCGCAACAGCCATCTCGCTGATGCACGAAATAACTTCGTTCTGCCACCATGTTTCACGATCGGCATTATTCCATTTGTGCGCCGTGCCAAATTTCATGTTCTGCACGCGCCGCATCGCCGCGACATGAGCGGCAACGCACACTTCCGGAAACGTCAACGTCACTTCAACCAAGTGGATCATGTGGCACCCTGTACTGTAGCGAGAGCGCAAACGGGTCTATGCCGTAGCTGGCCCAAAACACCCGTTCGTTCATTGAGTGTTGTTCGCGGTGGTGTCGGCCGCACAGCGGCAACGCCCATTTGTCCGAAGATTTTTCAGCCATGCCGGTTTCGCGCTTGCCGCCGTTGATCGAGCCAACGCGCAAATGTGCCGCTTCAACCGTTGTGTTGTCGCCGCATATGCAACACGGTTGTTGCGCGATGAATTTTAGATAGGCGTCGTCGTGTTCGCGTGGTGTGCGGAAATTTGGTTCATCCATTTTCGCGCGCCTTCCAAGCTTGATAGGCGAAATCGATATTGAACCAACGTTCGCGCGCGTCCGTGTTGTGCACGCGATCCAGATCGGAGCGCGAGGCAACGTCGCAAGCGTGGCGCACGGCCCGCGCGGCTGCCTCCTCGTTGTCAACAAACGGGTAATGCAATTCTTCTGTGAGGTACGCCCAAAACATCGGCTCTTTGCAGCGGATGCCGGCTTGCCGTGCAGCCCCCAGGTCGCGCCACTTGTCGCGGTCCTTGGCCTTGTGATCGGTCGGGCCTTCGTCGTCGTCAACTTCGACCAAGACGCATTGATAGCGCGTGCCCATGGGCGCCTGGGTCAAGCGTTGATCCATGTCGGCCGACGCGATGGTGACGCGGAATTGCCAATCGCCGGATTGCCGTTGCTGCAATCCGTCTTTTTTGCATTCGAACGTTATCGCGTTCTCAACTGCTTTCGCCGCTTCCCGGGTCATCGAACAAATCCCTTTGCGCGGTTTCCTCGCGTCTTACCCGGCGCCCCGAAATCCGCATGCGAATTTTCGAATGGCGAACGCCGGCAATCTCGAATTGCTCGCCGTCAAGCGTTAGCCAGCCGGTGACGTGCGGTTCATCGTCCCAAAAGTAGAGGTCGCCGAGCATGACGCTAGCCGGCATGGCGCAGCCCTTCGATTTGCTTGATCAGATGCGCGCGCATAGCCGGCGGGAATTGCTTAATCGTGGTGTCGTGCTCTTTGAGAAACGTTTCGGCCGATGCCGGCGCCAGCGTTTTGATTTCGGCAAGCAATAATCGGTAGATCGGCCCGCCGGCCAAATCGCCCCACGGCACCTTGCGCGCCAATTCGTCATGGATTTGCGCCAGCCTGGGCATATCGCTTTCGCGGATGAAAGACGTTCGGCCGCGCGTTTCCAATTCGAACCACGGCGCCTTAAGGTCATAAAGATAGCGGCCAATGCCCCAGCGAACGGCAGCGCGCTTGAACGCGTCGGACAAGGCGCCCTTCTCCGCTTCCATGTCGGACGGCCCGGCGCCGTCACCTTTCCAAACCCATTCGTGCCCGATCTGATTGCCAGCCAACAACACAGGAAACCTGACAGCGATATTGCAAACGATCGAGGAGCCAACGCCCGCCGTGTAATTGCACATCCAAGCTTCGACACCGCAAACCGCGTCGAGCCGATCCATCACCACGCGCGCGTCAATGTAATAGAGCGGTTGGCCGCGCAACGGCTGGCTTTCGTTGCGGCTTTTCTCGTTGGTCGGCCCGACACGAACGGACACTTCCTCGCCGAACGTGAACGGAGCCGACAGCGCTTCCAAAATCTGTTGCGTGCTCATTTGACCCTGATCGATAGCGAGGGCGGTTGATTGGACAGTGCGAAGCCTTCAACGGCTTTGCCGCCTTCAAGGGCTTCGCGGATTTTCTTTTTGTCGATCGCGCGCGTGATCTTGACAAGATCGTCCGGCATGGTTGCCGGGTCGGCCTCGCCAACAACGGCCGGCGGGCTTTTGCGCAGCGACAACGTCGCTTCCGGCAATTCCAGGGGCTTGCCGATATCGGCATCGAGTAAGATTTTCAGGATCAAGTCGCGGCCGAAATCAATTCGGCTCTGCATGCGAGCGCGCCGCGCGGCGAGTTCTTCTAGGCGGCTAGCCGAACCGTCGCGCAGCGCCTTCGCATCCTCAATCATGTGATGAATATCAATGATCACAATGCGAAGATCGGTCTCGCCTTCCAACATATCGGCGCGCAAAATTTCGTCATTGCCAAGTTCGGGATATTGCCGAAGCAGCGCACTAATTTCGGTGCGAAGCAGATCACTCTTAACGACTAAATTTGCCATCGGCCCGATCCAGCATTTGAGAAAGGGTGTCCCTGATCTGCTCTAGTTCCCCGTAGACGCTGCGCACCTGGGCGCGCGTCAATAGATGTTCCAGCGCGCGCACATCGACCAACATTCTGATGATGCGCCTTTGTTCATCGGCGTGCGGCTCGCTCTTGATCAGTTCAATTGTCATGCGCTTTGCTCCGCATCGTCACGCGCGCCGCGACGACACGGGCAAGCGCCGCTGTTAGCAAACACTCGGCATCTTCAAGCCGGTCCTCCGCCTTGGTTTCCCAAGTTGGCATCACCAGAAGCGCGCTCGCGTGGCCGGCGATTGCATCGACGTGGCTTTCGATTTCCTTGAGGTGGTAACCGACTTGGTAATCCCACTCCGCCAACGTGAGAGCCATTCTTGTCCCTCCGTTTTCGAAACATCACGCGTTGCGCGATGTTGATCGCGATCAAATCTAGATCGTCCGCCAAGATGGCGCTTTGCTTTCGCTGAATGCTGATACGGACGGAATTGCTAAGCACTTCGCGGTGACTGATGTTGATTTTTGCCGCGATCAGATGATTGTCGCCGATGTTGTATAGCCGGCACAGGAAGCAGAACACGCGACGTTCAAGCCGGCGGTAGCCGATATCGGCCGGCGTCACGTTATAGATTTGACAGACGGCGCCGAGCACTTCGTCAAAGGTCGGTGGATTTGCGGTCATGTACGTTTGAGCACATGCCAGTAGGGTTTCGTCGCCGTCGTCCATGGCGCACCTGTCAAGCCGCTTCGCTGTCGAGCCCCTTGCCCCTCATGTTCCACAGCCGAGCCGGCGCCTCATAACCGCGACGATTGAGCGCACGCTGCAAAACGACATAGGTATTCGCGGGGAAACGGTCGAAACGCCCCTTCCAATTCCACATTTGCTTGTCGTTGGCGCCGGTAAGTTCTCTCACCACGTCATCGCCGAGCGCGCGAAACACTTCTTCGACCGTACCTAGCCAAGTGGCCATCGCCGTCAACCCCGATCGCATTGAGGGAGTGACGAAGATTTATTCTTAATAGTTTCGATCGGTCAAGAGTGGTTAACAGAAATCTTTTGGCGGTGACATGCAACCATTCGGGGATTGGCTCTTTATTCACAATCTAATTGCCTTCGTAAAAATTTCGATTTACCGTGTTACGGAGTGCTTTGGTTAGGAACGTCAGGCTGGCGTAAGGCTTTACCAGCCTAGGTCAATCTGGCATCCCACGGCGGGCATCTTTGGAAGGGGCTGATCTATATGGACATAAAGAAAATTCGGGGCTTCAACGCCAAAGCTTACAAGCGGCGTCTAAAACTGTTCCGCATTGCCGTCGCAAGCAACGGCAATGAATACCAGATTGATTTTGCTAAAAAGCTTGGGATCGATTTCAAGCGTTGGAACAATTATGAACGGGGCTATCCCGTGCCGCGCGAAGTGGCGTTCATCATTCGCAATAAGTTCGGTATGTCGATCGAATATCTTTGGTTTGGTGATGAAGGCAATCTTTCGGACGATTGGAAAGAGCGCCTAGAAAAAGCCGAGGAAACTTTGCGCGAGCGAGAAGAAGCCGAAACCACTTTCGCCCGCGCAAAGGCAAAACTTGAGAGCGTCAAACAGCGGTCGCGATAGCCTTTTTAGTGGCAGCATCGTTGACCAAGTGAACAATTCGACCCCGCTTCTGCGGGGTTTTTTGTTGTTGCCGTTCGATGGTCTGCAAAAGTATCCCCACCAGATCATGAACCGCGCGCGCCTCCCTTATGTCATCCTCCAAGAGACAGCTTAGGACGTAAGTAGCTTTCTGGCTTCGATCTACCTCCGGCATGGTGCACTCCAAAACGACGTTCCCAACCTCCGAGCCCATAACCCTATCCCGGCCGCGTTATTCGGCAAGCAAAAATTTTTTCCAAATGATGGAGCCGGCTTGTCGTTCGTAAAAATATCGATTACGCTCGCCGTGCTCCTTCAATACGATCGGAGAGCTTGCTATGAAACCAGCACTTGCTCAAACAGTCGAGACGGACGAACGGCAGCGACCAACCCCGCTACCTCCTAACACCCTCTCCCCGCCCACCTACGGCCAAGCGCAGCGCGAAGCGGTGTCATCCGTGGTTGACAGCATGGTCAACGACATTTGCCAGCGCATCAGCACACTGCGCAAGCAACTCGATGAAGTCGAAAACATCGTGTTGCAAGGCGCCGGCAAAGCCAAACACATGCTTTCCGAACAAATTGCGCTCTGCACAAAACTAAGTGACGAAGTGTCGCACAGCCAAGAGGTCATCGCCGATCTGCGGGAGGCGGCAAAGGCGGCGCAAGAATGAGCCCCAGGGCTTTCTATCTGGTCATCTGTGACCATGAAGATGGCCCGATGATACGTGAGACGCGGTTGGCGAACATGGATTTCGCCAGCGTGCGACGGCAAATCGATAAGCAGCAAATCGAAAAGCCCGTTCGCGTGATCGAATTTATTCCCGCGCGCGGCACATGCCGGGATGCTAGCCATGAATTTCTCAATCCCACTACTGACCCTTGACGAACGGCGCGGCTTGATTTGGATCAAGGTCAACCAGCCGGCAACGATCCTGCGGATGACGCCCGGCGCCCCGAGCCCAAAGGTCCGCCAAGCGCTTCTAGAACGCGGCTTTATACACTTCGACCCCAACCGGAAGCGCTATGACCCGATTACCTATTGCCTCACGCCGGCCGGCGAAGCGGTATTGAAAGGCAGATAGAGGGTGTCCCCAACTTTTCCACTTGTCGAAATAATTACGATCGGAGTATAGTGATGCCCATAGTTGATGCGGCGGAGGTTCAAACCAAGGTCGCGGCCATTGAGGAGCTTTTCGCGGGGCGCGTCTATATCACTGTCCCCGAGCTAGAAAAGTTTTTCAGGATCGCGACGCCAACCCGCATCGACATGGTTGCAGCGGCGGGTTTGCCCTTTCGAAAGAAGGGCGTTGGAGTGAAGCGACCCCGCCGCGTCTTTACGATTGAGGACGCCTACGCATTGTTAGCGTTCATGGGCAAGGGGGATAAATGTCCGACGACGAATTTAATCGACTTTCCGGGGCGGGGATCAAGCGCAACCGGCCGGGCGGCATCTGGCAAATCAGGGCGAAAATCAACGGGGTCTCGCGTGCGCTAGGAAGCACCGAGACCACCGACCGTATCGAAGCCGAGAGGATTGCGGCCGAGAAGATTGCAGAAGCCAAGCGCGGCGGTGTCGAGGAAAAGCGCCTGGGCAAAGAGCCGATGCGCTTTCATGTCGCTTGCGACGTGTGGCTTGCCGAAAAAGGCCCGCAGTTGAAAGAGCGGGACTTGGACGCCGAAATCAAGTGGATCAAGGCGCACGGCACCAATAAGTTTTGTCACGAAATCGAAGCCGGCTTTCTGTCGTCGCTGCGCAATGATCGCATCGCGACCGTCAAGCGCGGCCCCGGCGGCGTCATGGTCCCGGTCAAGCCGGCCACCGTCAACAAGACGCTGCGCAACGTGCAACGCGTCCTCAACTATGTCGCGGACACCAAGAGCGTTGAGTTGCGCCGCGTAAAGTGGGGCAAAATCTTCCTCAAGGTGCCGAAGTCGAAGCCGCGCCCGATCACCGAGGAGCAGGAACAGGCGATTTATGATGCACTGCGATGGGAGTTCATCCCGCTTAGCCTGTTCGCCTGCAACAGCGGCTTGCGCGCCCAAGAGAATTTATTTCGCTGGGATCAAATCCGTTGGAATGAATGCGTCGTCACGGGCGTGACGGGCAAAGGTCACGAGGAGGGCCGTGACGTGGCGCTAGGCGACACGGAAATGGCAATTCTCAAAGCCGAATATGCCCGGCCCGATCGCCACCCGGTCTATGTCTTCTCCTATGTCGCCATCAAGACGCGCAAGATCGGCCGCACCGATCGGCACATCATTAAGGGGCAGCGCTACCCGATGACATATACCCACTGGAAAGGCCGCTGGGATGCCGCCAGGAAGCTTGCCGGCCTGCCCAAGCTTCGCATCCATGATCTGCGCCACACCGCTGCCTGCCGCACGCTGCGCGCTACAGGCAACCTCAAATTGGTTCAAGAAATGCTTGGACATTCCACGATCGACATTACCGCGCGGTTCTATGCGGAGGCCGATCATGAGATGGTGCGCGCCGGCAAAAACGCTGTCGGCAAGCGGTACGTTGCCCCCAACGGTGCCCCCAAAACCGTAAAGGCGTCTTAAGTCGTTATATTTACGATCAGTTTGCAGTTGTGTGTTTAGACTTTCTACTCCGCAACATGCTGTTCCTGTTGAGGCGAGAACATGGACCGAAAACCCAAGCATTTCCAAGCTTTAAGCGCGTTCTCATGCATTTCGCGCTTTAGAACAAATCAAAGCCATTTCGACCCATTTCTAGGCTTTTATAGCCTAAAGGTGTCCCCAAAGGTGTCCCCAGGGTGCCCCCACGTTCCCCGTGAGTTCACGGGCATTCGTAATAATTTCGACTACTGAAACGGACGCGGCGCCATCTCCGGAAAAGATGACGCCGCGCCACTATCCACCACCGAAACCGATAGGAGCGGTTCCAATGACAGACGACACCACTACGGCCCAAATCATCCGCCTGCGCAAGCCACCTAAGACGGATGCCGAGCGCGCCAAGGCATACCGCGAGCGGAAGAAGGCGAAGGCCACCGCCGCCGCGCGACCGATGACGGTCCTGCTACCGGTGGCAACCACGCCACCCGTGCAGATCACTGCACCCGTGAAGCCCGCTTCACCAGTGCAGCCCGTGACACCCTCCGCGATCGTCACGCTAGAGCCCGTCACAGCGTCACGCCGGCCGGCCGCTTCAATCACGCTGATGGTTGCCGCCTTCGCGCTTGCGAGTGTCGGCGTCACCATGAATGCATGGTTCGCCCGCTCCCTGGGATCGACCGACACCGCCGGCTGGCTGTTTCTCGCCGTTGGCGTGGCCGCTGATCTGGCCGCGCTCGCCCTGCCCTCCAGCAACGCCCGGTTCTGGCAAACGCGCCAGCGCGCCACCGCCGCGATTGGCTGGCTGGTTTGGCTAGCCACCTTCGCCTTTGCTCTGACGGCCGGGATCGGCTTTGCATCGGTCAACATCAGCGACGTAACCATGGCGCGCGCGTCTCGCACCACGCCGGCCATCCTGTCAGCGCAATCCGCGCTCGCCGATGCGATGGCTGCACGGGATCGGGAGTGCAAAGGCGGCGTCGGCAAATTCTGCCGCGAGCGCGAACAGGCTGTGAATGATCGCCGGCAATCGCTGGAAGCCGCAACGCACACGGTCGAGCAAGCGGCCGACCCACAAACCGAAGCGGCTACTCATATAGTCGTATGGTTGAGCCGGGGAACATTGACACCGAGCAGCGATGATTTCGCTATGCTACGTTTGGTGCTTTTAGCGCTGTTGCCGCAAGTGGGCGGCGTCCTCTTGATGCTAGCTCGCACCCGCTAACGGTTCGCAATTGAACCACGGTGTTCCGAAATCATGCCCGCCGGCAACCCCGGCGGGCTTTTTTGCTGCACCTTGCCCTTGATACAAATCAAGCCGCAAAAAAATCCCACACAATAAGCAGCATAGCCGGAATAGTTGCAGCGCCCTGTGGTTGCTGTCTACACCCACCCACCCAAAAACACCCCCGTTCAAAAAAACTTGTGGTTGACACCGAGTAAAATCGGGCATGAAAAGTTACCGAAATAATTTCACCACGATTTCGAACGAAACGACCCGGGGCGGGGAAATTTCGATCCTAATCAAGGAGAGGGACGCGATGGCAATCAAACAGGTCAACTTTTCATTCTCCGTTCCGATTGAACAACTCTTGTTGTTAGTCGCGCGCGGCAATGTCGGAATGAAGGTCGACATTATGGGCAACGACCCGCCGCCGATGAAAGTCGTGAAGCAACTCAAGAACGGCTCTGCCCCTCTCCTGCTGGAAGGCCCAAAGTCCGCAAAGGCGAAAGGCGTTGGCACCGGCAACGGCCCGCGCCAGCGCGGCAAGGACGCCAATGGCAAACCTATCACCGCTTACAACGCCATCATTCGCGCGCTCGCCAAGGCATCCGATCACGAAATGCAGTTGAGCGAATTGCGCCCGGTTGTCGAGGGCCTGGGACTTTCACCGGGATCGGCCAATTCGCAAATCAGCCTGATGCGCGAGCGCGGCATTGCGCGGCGCGCGGGCGAAGGCGTGTACCAGTTGACCGCGCGAGGGCTTGGCGAGGCTGAAAAGCTTGGCTTTGTCAAACCGCACCCGAAAGTCACCAAGCCGAAAGCCAAAAAGAAGCCACCACCTCCGCCGCCTGCCGAAACCACTGCAACGGTAGAGACGACGGAGGACGAACATCATGGCTAAGGGCAACGGCACGAAACTTTGGAACATCCGAAGCTATAACTTCGTCGACAAAGACCCCGAATGCGACGTGTTCCGCACGATGTACCAAAAGCAGCGTATCAAGGAGAGTGATTTAGCCGTGCTGGCCGGGCTGTCCCTATCGACAGTCAAAAATCTTTTCGGAGGGCAGACGCGCCAACCGCGCCACACCACCTTTGCAAAGATGGCCGGCGCCATGGGCTGTAGCTACGGTCTGCAACAAGACACGCAGCCGAACTATGAGAAGGAAATCCCGAAAGCGCGCGAGGAATTTAAGGCGCACAAGGAAGCCTTACGACGAAAGCGCGAGCGGCAAGCTAAGCGCGAAGGCAAGGGGGAATAGATGCCGCGCGACGGCCGAAAAAGAGCGGCGCGGTTCAACCCGCGCAGCGTGACCGAGCCCGACAAGGATTTGGGCACGCGCATCCGTATTTCTCGCATCGACAAAGGCATTAGCCAAGTCGATCTTGGCAAAGCCATCCGGGTGTCGTTCCAGCAAATCCAGAAATACGAGAGAGGCTATAACCGCCTCTCTGCCACGAAGCTACGCCTTATCGCCGAAGCGCTGGACACTACGCCAAACGATCTGTTGGGCTGGGATGGCAAGGGCAATGTCAGCGGCCCGTTCGACCAGGGCGCCTATGCGCTGGCCAAGGAATTTGGCCCGCTGCCCGAGCAATTGCGAATACCCTATCGACACGCCATCGCGGCAACCATGGAGTATATCAACCAAAAGAAGAAGTGACCTTTTAGGGGGTTGGGAAAACCTGAAAGGTTAGTCATGTACAATGCAAGCATCGCCGGCATTCCCATGCCGGCACGAATGGCACGGCGGCCGGTTTCCGACAAAGGTTTTCCGGTCCCCTATTTCGTCACCCGACGCGACGACGAAGGCCATTGGGATTTCCGCTTTGTCGACCCCCGCACCGTCGTTCACTGCCACCGCAAGGGGCTTTGCTGGCTCTGCGGCGAAAAATTAGGTCAATACCTCGCATTTGTGATCGGCCCCATGTGCGCCATCAATCGCGTATCGAGCGAGCCGCCATCGCATCGCGAATGCGCCGAGTATGGCATTCTGGCCTGCCCGTTCCTTTCGAAGCCGGCCGCGAAACGCAACGACGCCGATCTGACCGACACGCAAAAGGGCGCCATGATCGAGGACGCGCCCGGTATTGCGATTGCGCACAACCCCGGCGTCAGCCTGCTTTGGATCACGAGAGGCTATCGCGTCGAAAGCAGCGGCCGAGGAACGCTGTTCTACCTTGGCCAGCCGACCGAAACGAAGTGGTTCAAGGAACGCCGCACCGCCACGCGCGCCGAAATCGATGAAGCGATCGACAAGGGCTTGCCGTATCTGCGCAGCATTGCCGCCCAGGAAGG